AATATCAATTGCTAAAGTATATAATATTTTTGAAAAATCTTCAATCGGGTGTTCATTACTTTTGAACAGGGCCACTTGATTCAGCTTAAAGAAATCATACATTGCACCTGGATTCGTGGCAACCTCGATCTCCTTTCTACTCATTGGTGTTACTTCAAATACGTTAATAACAGAATAGTCTCCACCAGATCCTTCTGCAATATCGACTGAAAATAGCCAATATTTGCTCTCATCTTTACATGATTCAAGATCGAATCCTGGTTTAAAACCTAAAAATCCTTTTACATCAATATGAATATTATCAAAATCTTCAATATCTTGATAGACAAATTTCTTAGCATTTTTTCTTAGCGTACCTAAAGATCCTGGGGATAATAGGAGTGAAGATGAACTAATAAACTCATTACCATATTGTCTATTAAAAGCTTCCTCAGAACCTAGGTTCTTTAACTCTCGTTGATACCATGCTTCATCTCTTTCTGGATGCTGCCACCAGTCAATTCTTATTGGGGTATATGCATTCTTTCCGTCAACCGCAGCTGCCCAAATTTCATAGAATTTATTAAATCCGTTTGGTGTAGAAGTAATATTGATTCTTGAAATTTTTGAAGATGATAATGTTGGATAAACGTTTTCATAGAATACGTCCACAATATTTGGATGGATGTGGGCAAACTCATCTAAGTATAAGTTATGAATGGTAAAACCAATACCTGCTTTTGCAGTTGTTGACTGACCTACTAAACGACAACCATTATCACAACGAACGTTCATAACATCATATTTAATAATACCTGGTTTCATAAAGAATGGCAAATGTTCAATTACAACTTTTGCCTTATCAATAATCTCTTTGGTAGTTTCTCCTTTGTTCGCTAAAAGTAGAGTATTTTTATCAACATTAAAACAAATAAACCATGCATTGAAAATAGATGCAGTTACAGTTTTACCCATTTGTCGAGAGGCAAGAACAATATTAAATCTGTTGTTTTGAAAGTTTCTCAACATTTCTTTTTGATATTCTCTAAGTTTAACCTTTCGAATACCTTCGTCGGTCATCACCACTGCATATTTCTCTGCAAAGTATACAATATCACTTGCACATCTTGCTATTTCGGCAATTTCATCATCTGTATATTCAAATACAATATTTCCTCGTTTTAAGTGCTGTTTACCTTCATAAAAAGGCATAGACACTTGAGGACGATAACCCTTATCAAGTGCCACAATTAGGTCATTAACTGCTTTAGTCGACCATACAATCTTATTTGATTGAATTTCTTCTGAATCCTTTGGAATCCAAATATTATCACTCATTTGATTCTGGTTCTATTTCTAGAGCATCATCAGCATCTTCGTTGCTTTGATTGATACCCATTTGAATCATTCGCATTAAGTCCTTAGTACCTCTCTGTACATTAGCATCTTTAACATCTCCTCCAGCCTCTTCAATTTGAGTTTTGTTAGTATTTTTTCGGTAAACTTCAATATCTCTAGCAATTCTCTTATTAGATTCTTCAGTTGCCATTAAATACATGGTCTGAGATTTAATAATATCCAACATTGATTTTTGTAGTGTTGCTAATACCTCAAACATTCTTGGAGACAGTTCGCCATCTTCAATAGTTTCTAATAATATTGTTAAGGCTCTTTCACCGGCTTGAAGCTGATAAACTAGAGATGCCATTGTCATCTCGTCCATTTTCTTTTTAGCCTTTACATACTCATCGTTTTCAATAATATCTGCATCGAGATAAAATTTCATTAGTGCAGTAATTGTTTTCTTAGCCTGAGTTTCTGCACTGGTTTTTACGGCAGTATATGATACAGCTGGACTCTTTTGAACTTGAGGAGTTGAAGGAAGAGGTTGGTCTGTTTCTACAATATCTGTTAAAGATTCATCATCGCCAATCAACCACTCTAATTCCTTGCGAATATCTTCGGCCTGTTCACGAATTGGCCTATCCTTGTTTTCTTCTGACATAATATAATATTATTTATAGAATATTTATCTCGATTACAGAGAGTTTCTAAACTTCTGATAACCTAGAGATGGTAGAGCATTATCAATAATGATTCCTAATTGATTATCTCGAACAACATATTGATTTAAAACATTACTATGTTGCTCATATTCTACAGGTGTATTAAATAATCTAATGTTTGTTAATTTAGCCTTAGTTCCTTTTAATGAATAAGCTCCATCTGGAACATCCCATGATATATTATAAACTTGATTTCTTGTTTCATCGTAAACCGGTACTAAATCATTTGAAGCGCTTTGAGGTGTTCCTAAATTATTAGTAGGATCTAATGAATATAAACTAAATGATAATTGATTAAATTGTGTATTTGCATTAAGTACTATAGCATACCATCTCGTTGGTGATAAGATCGCATTATGATTAAATACAAACTCATTAGTATTTACAACTACTTTAATTTTACTTCCATTAAATAAAACTTTTAATCCTTGGTTAATTGTGCCATTACCAAATAGCCAATAGTAATTATTATCATTAAAGTCTACATTTGGCGCAAACCAACATGTAAATGCAAAGTTATTTGTTATTTTAACAGGAGCAACGTACTCGATTGCCGTTTCGTCAATTGGTAATGATTGTAAATCATAGTAATTTTTAGAAACAATAGTCCATCTATTCTTTAATTCAGAATCAATTATTTTTAAACTTGAATTAATTCTACCTCTAATACCATCATTGTATGATGTTGAAACCGTTTTAAAAATATCTGGCTTAGTAGTTTGGATATATTCATCTCTGATCTCTTCTCCAAAAATTTCATCAACATCAGTAACTAAACTATCTGTTAAAGTTTCAAATGTATTTTTAATAACTGCTGTATCGTTTTGGTATTTAGTTAATTTAACTTTCCAATATGTAATTGCCTCATTAAAACGATCTCCTAATGCAACTGAAAGAACAGTATACATTTTATTAATTAATGGAAAATATAAATAGTCATTATTTCTTGGCTTTTTGCCTTGACCAAATACCGCTTGAAATTGCTGTTGTGTTATATGAATTTCAAACTCTTCAAGCTCCATTCCAAATAAATCATATGAGATTGTAGATTCTTGAGGGAATTCATTGTCCGGAACTAAAACTTTTAATGTTTCTTGGTCAACCACACTATGTAGTGAATATTCCATTAAAATAACATCCTTAGTTCTAGTATCTGGTTCAGTTCTAAAATACGTAACTTCATGACCAAATATATTATTAACAATATTTGCTAATTGAATATATGTCTGTTGAGAACGGAACTGTTTGTATGGCTGAAATAAGTTTCCAGCGTTTTGACCAGTACAACTAACTTCAATAGTTGCACATCCTGAATAAACAAATGGATCTGTACATTGTGTGCAGAACTGTGGACAAGATTCAATAACTCCATCAACTGTCTCAATCGTTATTGTTGAAGATATAAATGTTATTTTAGCTCCAGTTAATAATGCTGAAACTTCTGCGCCAAAATCAATTAATAAATCAATGCCATTAGGCCAATTATAATTTAATAAGTCTCCGGGTGTATTATTGTTATTTAATGGAGCAAATTCACTATATAACTTTCCGCCATCAACCGAAATTCTAAAGGTGTAATCAAAACTATTATCCTCATCTACTGGACGATAAAATTGTATACCAGATCCTGTAAAATTAACAGGTGCCGTTAATACTAAAATATTATTATTAGTTACACTCTGTATTGTCAGTACATTATTACCAACAATAATTTGGTTTGTGTTTTGGAAAAGTCTTGTAAAATTAGTTCCAATTCCGATAACTACTGCTGACCCAGAAGTAAAACTTAGAGTTCCTATCGTAGATGCATCACTAACTCCACTAAGAATGCTCCAGCCAACAACTTTTTTGAGATTCTTATATGGTGTCTTAATTGATGCGATTAAAAAATCGCCATAAGCTGATGCGGTATTACCTACTACCATTTAATGAGAATTATTTTCTTTATATATTCTCAGTAATCCGTGACTAGTAGGACTTCAGGATTATCACCACTTAATTTCTGGTCGCTCATCATATCGAGCATATTAGCAACAGCATCTACAACATCCATATCTGTAGATGTTATTGACTCTATAATCTTTTTATCTGCTCTAATAATCCATTCATCGAGTCGATCAATCAGGTCATTGAGCTTAATTCTTCGGTATGGAGTGCCTTCTTCTAAGATTCTTTGGTCAATTAGAATTTTATTAAACATTTGAACTTCTTCATTTGTTTCGAAAATATCAAATGTTTTGAGAGTCATGTGAAGTATTTTAAATCCAAATTTAATTTGAGAATTTCCATTTGAATCTTTAATAAGTCTAGAATATTTGCTATTTTTATTTAAAGTCAATTTAATCCATCTAAGATTCTGCATGTTTTTTAACATGTTTGCGATAAAATAGATTGAATTTACTTCTTTGTGAATAACTTCATAACCAACAGCATTAAATGTATTTAGTTCATTTTTAAATGAATGCTTAATAAAATTTTCTAGTTGGTCTTTAGTAACAATAATAGAGCCGTCATTTGGCTCTAAATATTCTACTTTGTTTCTAATGCCTGTCCATAACTTATTATCACTATGATTATATTTGTAAAGGACAATATCTATAACATCAGATCGGTCATATAGTGAAAAGTTCTCAGTCATTAATACACTTTAATTGTTTCGTCTAGCTTTTTTAATTCAGCAAGAGTTTCTTTTTTATAAAACTTTATTAGCTCATTATACTCTCTTTTACCAATTTCATTCTTTCTAATAAAAAATTCTATTGCTTCTTGACTAGGTATGTATTCGCTTTTTTCAGTTTTTACCGGTTCAGATTTCTTTGTTTTAGTATAAATCCAAGGTGGGACAGCAGTAAATCTTTGAGCAACAAGACCCCAACTCTCAACAACCGCAAGACCATTAATACCATTAATGTTAAATGCCTGCGCGTTTGTCGGGAACTTAATCGCAAAGAAGCGATTAATCATAAAATGATGTCGCTTCTTTGTGTGGTCTTTAATATTTTGAAAATCTTTATGCTTTGTAAACATTATTTTTACAAAGTCAAATAATTTAGTATCGTCTAACATTAAAATAAAGTGTTTGTAGTTTTAGAGTTATCATTCACTTTTGTTTCATGTTCTTCTAAACCAGCAAAAGCATCAAAATCAACGGGTGTTGTATTAGCCTTCTTTAACCACCCTGTGCCTTCTAGGATCTTTTCCATCTGTGATAATGACATAATCATTGGTTCCATTTGCTTATCCTTTTCAATACACTTAATGATTTCTCGTTGTATCGGGTCTGGTATTGTATTGTAATGTAATAGCATCAAATCAAGATTTTGGTTAAAACGAACCAAGATATTCGCTTGAGTTTCATGGCCAACTACTCGATAAATCAAGTTAACAATTTTATCAACTTGTGTTTGGTTAAACATGTGGTCGATAACGAAGTTTCCTTCTTCTTTATTATATTGATTTAAGATAGACTCGGCCTGCTTGTCAGTAATTGAAAATGTTCTTGATTTACCATTCTTCATAGATTTTTGCCAAGTAACAACTGATTTAATATTATCGGATTTGTCACCCATTAGAATCTTTTGAAAAACAAATCGATCACAATTTACTTCTTCAATTTCAATTTGATTCTTTTTAATCCATTCAACTAGCTCGTTTTTAATACGATCGCTTTCATGCGCTGGACTATCTAAATTAAATAGAAGATCGTCAGTGTTAATTTCTAATTCTTGATTTTTATTAAGCAATTCATTGAAACCTTCAAATGTAATAAGTTTCTTTCTAGTATTATAATACCAGAGAGTATATCCATCGGTTGCCTTTGAATAGTCAACTAATTGAATCATATCTCGGTCGCCAGTCCAAATAATTGTATTCTTACCTTGTGAATTAAGATAAGTTGACCAAGCAAAAAGAATGTCATCAGCTTCAGCACCTTTTACTTGATGTACAATAACACCCTTTTTGGCTAAAATTAGTTTAAACTCATCATAAACTTCGTAAACAGCTGACCAATCAACTGAACTATCTTGAGTTCTTGTACCTTTATAAAAGGCTTCTGGAAATAGATCTTTACGCCACGATTTTGAATCAACTGCAAATACTATTTGGTTGACAAATGGCGCCATTTTTCTAACTTCAGATGCGAAATCAATCGCAAGTTTTCTAATAAATTGTCCTTTACTATTATCATCTCCTAAAAGAGCGCCAGACTTAGGTCTAGGAAGGACAAAAAGTCTACTATGAATGAAATAGTTTCCATCGATTAGTAGTGTATGATTACCAAACTTCATATCTTTATCTATTTGTTTATGTAAATATAAACATTTTTCTTCAAACGGAAAAATGTTTTCACAACTTTTTTACGATTTTATAATCGTTTGTAGTTTATATACGCAGCTTAACATAGTAATAACTGGATCAATTACATGTACTCGTTGTGCTTGATGTTCGGCTACAGTTATGGCAATCTGTGGAATATGTTTAACGCTGTTTGGTTTTTCTGACTGGACGTATTCGATAAAATCATTACCAAGACATTGTAAAACATCATCAACTCGATTACCATATTCACTTACAAGCATCTTGTAATTTTTACTAGGATCCATTTCGTTAAAAATTAATTCAAATACATCTTTATAGACTGAATTAAACTTCTTTACATCATCAATAGTAATATTTGATGTGCCTTGAGATTTGTAACCTTGTAACTTATTTAGAGTACTGCGAAGATCTGGAAAATTACGCTTAACAAATTCAACTAATGCGGGTTTTTCAATTGTCATTTCTTCCTTTCCACAAATATCGTAAACTCGCTTAATATATTTCTTAGTCAACTCAACTTCTTCAGATTTATCAAAATCAAAGTTGATAACTTCAAAACGAGATAAGATTGGATCCGGAATTTTATTAACATAATTACATGTTGCAATAAAACGAGAATTACTCGCAAATTGCTCCATTGTTGCACGTAATGCTTTAAAGAACTGGTCAGATACACCATCAACCTCATCAAGAATTACAACTTTAAATTTTCCTTGGTCATCTAAGATTGACATAGTTGAACAAAAATCTGTAATTCTTGTACGAATAACTTCAACTGAAGTATCTGTTGAAGCATTGATATAAATGTAAGGCAAACCAAATTGATTAACAATTGCCTTTGCTGTTGAGGTTTTTCCTGTTCCAGGACTTCCAGCCAACAACATATTCTGAGTGATGCCATCTTTAAATTTTGACATAACTCGATCTGGGAGAATTAACTCTGATAAATTTTTAGGACGGTACTTTTCTGTAAAGAGTGAATGTATCATGTTTTGCACTTTATTTCTAAATTTATATGACAGAATGTCGTTTAGTTTCAAAAATAAATAACTATATGGCATTTCGTAAAAAATATCCAGAAATCGTTCGAACTGGTGGACCGTATCCTTCTAATAGGTTTGGTATCATACTTAAAAATCTGTCAAGGCTTCAGAGAAGATTCTTAGCCGATCATCCGATTTTAAGAGAAAGGGTACAAGATGATCAGTTTGCTCAAATTATTCTAGAAATTGCAAACCATTCAGTACAACCATTTAAGTTTAAAGATCGTATGTATTACGACTGGTCAACTGGAAGTGTTGTAGAGAAAGAAGTCTTATTAGATAATTACAACTCAATCCCATGGGTATGTGCTGTCAGTGGTAAGCCTATCACTTCTAGAACAGATGATTTTAGCCTAGAAAACTTTGTTCATCCAGAATACCATGACATTTTAAAGGCTCCAATGGTCGACAGCCGAATTCTTAAATCTTCGGTTGAATTTCGCAAATATGTAAAAAAGCTCCTGTTGAATGAACAACAAGAGCTTCTTAAATTAGCTAAGAAAAATTCTAAAGTTAATTAACTAAGTAATTTTCTAAAGTTATCAGCAATACTATTTCCAGTATATCTTGATTCGTTTAGTTTTAATTGATTTTCTAATTTACGAAGTTCCATTTCATAAATTCTACCTAATTCAGTTCCTTCTAATTGCCAGCTTTCTTTTGCTGAGATTTTATCAATTGCAGCTTGAATCTTTTTAATCTTTTCTTCATCACCGGCTTCTTTAGCGCTGTCTAATTGTTTCTTATATCTTTTTAATAAATCTTCTTTAGTATTCTTTTCGGGTTCTCCTTCTCCTTTAGAAGCTTGAGCATCTTTTAATGCTTGTTGAAATTCACCAACTCTACCCTGTGCAGTTGAAATAGCTTTATCATCTTTTTTCAATTTAGCAATTTGTAAATCTATTTGAGCCATGCTTAAATTATTTTGAGCCTCTCCTGCCTTATCTTCTGGAGCAATTTTCTTTGCTTTTAATTCTCCTTTTTTAATATTTAGCTTTTCGATTTCTGCTTTAGCACCTTCTTCTTCAGCTTTTTTATCAGTTTCTTCTTTAGCTTTTCTATCAGTTTCAGCTTTAGCATCGTTATCTTTCTTTGCTTGTGCTGCAGCATCTTCTTTAGCTTTTTTATCGGCTTCGGCTTTAGCAGCTTTAGCTTCATCAGATAAATCTTTAATAGCATCTTGCTCTTCAGCATATCTTTTCTGTAATTCTCCCATTGATGATGCTAAATCTTTCTTTTTCTTTGGATCGTCTTCCATGCCACTAGATCTTTTAACTAGTTCCATTCTACCTTTAATCTTTTCAGATTTAATTACTTTCTGAACATAAGATCCTCTATCTTTTGCCTTGTCATCAACAGCCGTTTGTAGATCAGATATTTGACTGTCGATAGTTTTCTTTTTAGCAAGAATTGCATCTTTTTTAGGCTTGTCTGCGCCAGATCCAAGATTATCAGCAGCAATCTGCATATCTAGAGCATTCATTTTCATTTTGTTGATTTTCTTTTGCATATTACGATATTTTGGTGCAAAAAGAAAATCTTTAATTTTATCCATTGCTGTTTCTTCTCCAGCTTCATTAAGAACTGAATCGCCAATAGATTCTAATTCTTCTTTTACTTGTGATGCTAACTGCGATAAGTTAGTCATGATAGTGTCGATATCACTAATAATTTCTTCTCTTGAAAAGTTTCCAGTTGAAGGAATTGCAGCAGTGTCGACTGTTGGTGCGTCGGTATTATCAGTGGTTGTTGCAACCGGTTCGGGAGTATTAACCGCCTCGAGAATGTTTGAATACCAAGAATTGAAGTTTAATTTTTTCATTGTTCAATATTTTATTTGACTATGGTTTATATATTTACATTTCTAGGTAAAAAAGAAAAGGCTCTCCAATTGGAGAGCCTTTCTTATAAAAATTGTACTATTAAGTATTATACTCTTAAGTAAAATTATGCTAAGTTTAATAGGTTAGCAAATGCAGTACCGTCTGCTTTAGTAACACTGAACTTAACGTATTGAGTTTCAGGGTGGAAACCAGCTTCAACTAGAGCGAATCTAGATTTAACCGCAATTTTAGGAGCCATAGTTCCTTCAGCGATAGTTTGTACTGATTCAGCCATTAAGTAAGGCATGAAAACTAATCCAGGACCATTACCATCACCTTTTCTACCTACTAATACGTGATTGTAGTTCCAAGCCCATTTAGGGTTAGTGTAAACTTGTACACCAGCTACTGAACCTACTGGGTAGATTGCACCTGCAGCTTGAGATACTGTATTAGCAAATGGATTTGGTACGAAACCAGCAACAGCTTGAAGAACTGTAGCAACTTGAGGACCTACAACTGCAAAGTTACCTGCACCTCTACGACCACGGTTAGCGATCAAGTTAGCAGCAGCTAAAATACCAGTTAAGATTTTTCTGTGCTCAGAACCTTCAGTTTGACCACCTGTGAAAGATGCAGCTGCAACTAATTTTACGTTTAATGCGCCTGCAGCGAATTCACCAGCAGCAACCGCTCTAGTTAAGTTAGTAGTACCTAAAGTAGCGATGTTATTGATGATTAAGTCGTTGATGTTTTGAGTTAACTCGTTAACAAGTACTGCTTCAACTTGAGCAACAGCGTCAACGCCGAATTGCTTAAGATCTTGTACCTGCTCTCTTGTTACTGCAGCAGCAACTTGGAAAGTCTTAGCTTCAACAGCTTTGCTGAATAAAGATAGACCCATGATTTTTTCGTTAGTTTGCTCACCAACACCTCTTGTGAAAGGATCACCGTTAGCGTCTCCAGAGAAGCTAGGGATGTGATCTTCTAAAGCTTTTACTAATTCTACAGTTACTGAACCAGAAGTTACAGTAAATAGATCAGCAACAGTTCCAGCAGTTGAAGTTACGAAAGCTTCACCAGCGTCATTGATTTTGTAGATGTTTTTACCATCGATACGAGATGTACCAATTAAAACAGCTCCAACTTGAGTACCTTGAGTACCTGAATCAATATCAGCTAAAGCAAGACCTGTACCAGATGCTTTAACAATTGTAGGAGTAGTTGTACCAGCTAACTTACCACCTTCGTAAACGAAGTCTAAGTAAGATAATAGACCCATAGGACCAGCCATAGGAATAACAGGTACTAAGTCTAAACCGATAGTTTGAGCAGCTACTTGCATTGCTAAAGGTAACAATGTAGGAGCTTTATCACCAGAACCTTTTGCAACACCATCAACGGCACCAGGAAGTGCAACAGCACCCATACCGAAAATGTTACCTGCAGAACCAAGTGACATCATATTTGCGTCTTCGTACAACTTGTGGTTGTGGCAGTACTCAGACATCCAAGCTAGTTTAGAAGCATCATTGATACCAGTAGCAGATTCGATGATCGGTGACCATGTCTCTCTGATTTCAGCTTCATTAATTAAATTTGCCATTTTTTAAATGAATTTATTTTTGTGTTTTTAGCGTTATGCTCGACATGCTTAGATTTTTGCTTCTTATCTAATATCGTCGATTGTTTTATATATTTGTGAATTTTTTCAAATTTTCCAATTTTTCAAAAAATTACTTTTTGAATCTTTTTGCAAATTCTTCTTTCATACCATCTACGTTGTATGGTAATTTAGAAACTTTTTCTTCAGCTTTAGCAGATTCATTAACTACTTCAATTTTTTCCATTACTGGAGCAGTTTCTCTTAAATCTCTTGTTTGCCAGAAGTTTCTTACTTGATATTCAGTTTCTAATTTATGATATTTAGACTGGGCAAGTAATTGATTCTTTTTGCTTTCAGATAATTTATTCCATGTTTCTCTATATTCAGCAGGCATAGCTTTGATTACCATTGGTTCGTTTTCAACTGGAGCTCCAGCTACTGCATTATTCCATAATGCATAGATTTGAGATTCAGTTAAGAAACCTTTACCTTCAACAGCTTTGGTAATTTTTGCTTTTGCTTCATCAGTTAAAGCATTGAATTCTTCAACTTTTGATTCAGAAATAAATTTAAAGAAGTTTGGAGTTGTTGCAGGTTTTGCAGTTGCTTTTTCAACTAAAATTTGTAATTTCTCAGTGATTGCTTTCTTATAAGCATCCATTCTATCAACTTCTTCAGTTACTTCTTTACCAATATTTTCGCCTTCTGCTTCAGAATCTTTAATATCTTTTTCTAATTCTTTAGAATCATCTTCAGCTCTGTCTTCAGCTTTAGCATATTTAGTGCCTTCGCCATCTACAACTGGAGGTGTAGTATCTTTTAATTCTGTAGATTTAAGATCTTCAGCGTGTGTGCCAGTTTCGCCAGCAGCTTCAGTTACTTCTTTACCAATATTTTCGCCTTCTGCTTCAGAATCTTTAAGATCTTTTTCTAATTCTTTAGCTGTATCTTCGATAGCATCTTCACCCGTTGGTTGTTTTTTGCCATCAAATTCTACTTTTGGAGTTTTGTCATCAGACATTTTCTTAATTTTTTCAGCAGGTAAACCAGCTTCTTCTCCATCAGCTTCAACTAATAAGTTTTTATTTACTGATTCAGCAATATATTCAGCATACTCAGTTACTTTTTCTAAACTTTCTTTTAAATAAGTAACATACTTAAGCATATTATCATGAGATGTTGCACCTTCGTTAAATGCCTCAGCTAAATAGTTTGAGTATTCTTTTACTTGGTTTACTGATTCACCAATTTTTTCACTGTATTGAATAGATTGGTCTAATTTTTCAGCAACATGATCTCCGTGTTGAATAGACTCGTCTACTTTTTCAGCTAAATAATTGTTATATTCAATTACTGAATTCATTTTTTCAGCTAAGTATGATGAATATTCTTTAAGATTTTCAACTTCTTTAGCAAAAGTACCTTCGTTCTTTTCCTTAAGTGATTCTTTAATACCCTTCATCTCTTCTGCTAAGTACTTAGAATATTTGTTAAAATCTTCTGTACTTACAAATCTAGATTGTTCCATTTTGTTTTCTTCTATGGTTTGTGTTTGGTTGTCTTCTATACTATTTATCTCATAAATTAGAATATCGCCTTCATCTTCAAAACCAAAAGCCTCATTTACTCTTTTTAATTCAGCATTAGCAAATCCAGGATCTGCAACTAAATCGTATGTAAATAATTGTTTGATTTTTACTTTGCCGTCTGATTCAACGACACCAGCTGCTCTAGATGAGATATGAAGAGGTACTCCAGCATCAACTAATGCTTTTGCTTGTTTACCAGCATCAGTATCAAGTAGCCTAATTCTACCCATTACTTTTTTGCTTTCTTTGTCATAAGTTAATTCTTCAATAACGTGTGATACGTTTTTAAGAGAAATATCAAATGCTTGAGGGTGATCAAGTTCACCAAGTAATTTTGATGAACCTATTTTAGCCTGTAGAGCTTCGATTTGAGGAAGGTATTCGCTTTCAGTATAGATTCTGTTATTTCTATTCTTAACACCAATCTCACCAAAACAGCCTTCTAGTACATAAGCACCAGAATCCTCTTGGTTGAAGGTCAACGTACTATTTGACCTTTCTAGAATAAGTAGTTTACTTTGTGGAGTCATATTTATAGACACTATGTTTCTTTATATATCTGATTGATTTTTCAATTTTTTAATTTTTCATTAAAGCTCTTCTAATCCGGCTTCAGCGTCAGCAACATCGGCTTCTGCATCGGCACCGCCTTCTTCTTTTTTCTTATCGTCTTCTTGATTTTCTTTGTTCTCTTCTTCTTTCATTTCATTGTAAAAAGTCTTTAATTTAGACATTTCTTCAGTTTTGAAAGCGTCTTGACCATAAGTATTAAAGAAATAATCTTCAAACTCTTGTTCTGTTGCTGAGGCTGCAATTGCACCTAGTGTTTCAGCAGCTTTGATTACCGTGCCGTCTTCTAATGTAACATCTTCTACATATACTTTAGAATCTTCTGCTTTTAAAGCTTCTGCTTCGGCAACGAATTCTTCAAATGTTTTAATAATTTTCATTTTCATTTTGGTTTTGTTTAAAATTTAGAATCCCATTCCTCCGCCACCGCCCATTGCAGCCATTGGATCTGCTGGTGGTTCTTCGGCTTTTTCAGCATCTTTTCTAGCTTTATACGCTTCGTTAGCTGCTTTATCGTCTGGGGAAAGTTTTAAGTATCTGTCAACCAAGAATTCTAAGTCAAAGTAATGTTCTTCTTCCATTGTCATTGGGTTAGCAATCATCAGGTCTTGGTTCATTTTAGAAATAAAGTCTAATCTCTTTTCCATTATTTCCATTTCTTTTAACTCAGCAAACATGTTCTCTTCATTGTATCTCAATGCAATTTGAGTTTTGAATCCAGGATCATCAGAAAATTCTGGATATTTTAAACACATTTGTAAGTATAGTGGTTTTACAAGTATTTCTTGGAATGAGCTTCTTAAACGATTAATAAATTTAGAGAATTTAATCTCATCACGAATCATACCATCTGCTGCCAAGTTAAAGTCTCCGCCTCCATCTTCATACATAAATCTATTAAATGGAATTTTAGAAACTTGTTTTAACTTATCAGAGAAATATTTAAGAGCTTCAGTGTCTGATAATTCTGGTCCATCTCCACCTAAAGTTTCAATTTCTGGTTGTTCACCATCTTTAGAAGGTAACCAATATTCTTTATTAAATTGAAGCATTGGTTTACCATTAGTTTTCAGCATACCTGAATCCCAATCGAAATCAACAACTTCTTTATAGTTATTCATTAATTGTGCTAACGATTGTTTAGCACGTGTTTTAGATTTACCTCCAACTGGAATAATGAATTTCATTCTATATGAGGCATTGGTAACAGCCCAAATAACTCTGGTGTGTTCCATAACTCTTAATAAGTTAAAAGCTCTAATTAATCTTTCAACATAAGAAACTCTAGAAGCTGTGGTAATTGAAGAATAAGAAATATAGATAATCTGCGCATCATATAATTTTCTTTCTTTGATTGGATCGTCTTTAAACTGGATCCAAACTTTTTTACCATCTTCTTTATTATATGCTGGAACTAATGTAATAGGATCGATTTCTTTAAAACCGATAATCTCAGATTGTTCAGGGTTATAGATAATTTCAAATGCAAGATAACCATCAACTAACCATTTGCGGAAATAGAACCACGCAGATTGATCTTGTGCAAAGCCAAAATATTGATAAATTTGACGGAATGCTTTATTTAGATAATTATTAACTTCCTCTGAAATCTCCATTCCAATAATTGATGGATTTGCAATAAAGTTTTTCTCATCATAAACAACCGCTTCATCACAAAGAATATCTAAAATATCTTCAATTTCATCGTACATTGAGAATTGACGTAATTCATCTCTCTTTGTTTTATAATTCATGTCAAAGAACGGAATGTTCTTTCTCATGTTTGTATCTGCCATTGATAAAGCTGCAAATGCTCCATAAATGTCGTCATTATCGATACCCATCACATTCATTTGGCCGTAACCAAATTGATCTTCTGCTGGACCAATTGCTTGAGATTGTCGTAGTACTAAATCATCATAGTACATACCAAAAGAAGATAACCTTTTTAATCCGTCACTTAGATTAAAAGGTCTTCTGGCACTAAAGGGTCCATTTTTATTTACAAATCCAGCCATATAGCTTTAGTTTTTTATTGTTTTATATATTAAGATTTTTTCTTGTTGTCTTTCATTTTAGCCGGTTTCTCTTTCGGTTTAGCTTTTGCAATTGCCTCTTCTATTCTTTTTCGCTTCTCTTCATTTCTAAAATTAGCATTATATTCTTGAAATTCTTTTCTGATTTCACCAACAGTAGAACCATGTATCTTTGCAAATTCACATATTGCAATTTTACCCCAACTCTCATAACTTACAACAGCTTGATTTTTCTTAAGATTTGGTAAATATCTTCTAACAGCAAAACCAAACCCATAACGATCTAAAAATCTTTTAGCATTTTCATATTTAAGATCGAGAAGTGGTCTTTGTTTTCTAGCATCGGATGCATTTGTTCCTTTTGTTGCGTTTTTAATTTTAGATTTCATTGTTTCATAAATCGCATCAAGTAATGCTTGTCTAAATTTAGCAGGTAGAAGGTTTAAATTAATACCAATATCGGTATGGTCTTTAGTATCTAATGCTAAAACTACTGGGGCTTTATCCCACCATTTTAATTTTTCTTCAGTAATTGGATTCTCGTATTTAAAAACATAAATTTTACCAGGCTCAAAACGCTTTCTAGTTGGCTTTGCCTCTAACGCCTCTCTAGCTGTAAGAGAATCTCGAAACCAGTTAGTAGCTATACTTTTTGCTTTAGCATATCCACCACTGTCTCTAAACATGTCTCTAATCTGATCCTTAATGTAACCCATTTATTGTCTTTTCGGTTAATATTTGAAAGTTCCAATTTCTTCCAGCACAATAGGTTTTGGCTGCGATATATTTATCAAGATTTTTTGTATATTGCTCGACTAAAAATTTATAGCTGTCGAGAGATTTCTTTGAATTCTTTTTTGGAGGTTCTGGCTTCCTAAGTTGATCTTCCGGTTTTATTTCAATTAATAACTCTTTAACCGTTCCATCGTTTTGTAATACTTTTAAATAAAAATCTGGGCTATATGTATGCTCTCGTCCATCTAATCTCCAGAAATATTTTATTTGAATTGGTTCGCTAGACCAATAAATTACTTGCTGATTCCTGTCGCACCACATCATAAATTTCCGTTCCCAGCTAGAACGGAAAATGATAGGCATTGGTCCAACATATTTTTCTCTATTTTGAGGAGTAAAATATCCTTGAACGAATCCTGATTTTTTAGTAGGTTTTACATTCTTTATTGACATTAAATGCTATAGATACCACCACCTTCTTCTGAATCTCCATTTGAAGTTCTATCTAAGGAAATTGTACCTTTGTATTTTACCGGATGAATTTTATTCCAACCTTTGGCGTATCCACGTTTTGCAATTTCCGTAAAGTATGCAAATGCGTTAGTATACTGAGGATTGAAATTTTTCCAATATTTTAATAAGTCTAAAATTGCAAATTGTAAACAATCCATTCGATCGTCATCATTAACAAATCTCAATTTATTAATTGCCTTTTCTGCTAATAGAATTAGCATTTTTTCGGCATCTTTAGTTAATTTATCCTGCTCTTTCGATTCGACAATCGCAGCATAGAAATCTCTATTATTGAGATAATTTTTATTTGCTCTTGGTTTTCTTTCAGCCACGTTATTTAATTATTTTTAGGTATTATACACCGGGTAGTAAAATTGTTTCTAAAACTAAGAAAGGGGCGCAATAGCGTCCCTTTCTCCAAATAAATCTATATAAATCTTATGCTTTTAATTCAGCAATCTTAGATTCCCATACTTTAATTTCTTCACTGATTAATTTATCAGCTTCTTTAATTTCTGAAATCTTTTTATCAGCTTCTGCTAATAATTCTCTTTGTTCTTTTAAGAATACGATCATTGATTCGCATTCTAAAATTTCTTTTGCTTTAGTAGCTAATTCAACTGATTCTCCTTCTAATAAATCTACTAAGAAATTACTAGCATCGTGTCCAGTTTGTTCTTTAACGTATTCAACAGCAGAAACGGCATTTTCAGCCTTAAAGAATTTTGCAATTCTTGTATTTTCATTAATTCTAGCAACAAAAATGCCAGATTCAGTTTTCATTAAATCTACTTTATTACCATTACCTTCATAACAAGATACGAAATCTAACATAATGAAAGATTCTAAAATAGCTGGTAATTTTTCAAAAAGTTCTGCAGTTATTTTGTGTTCATATCTAACAGCTCCTGCTGCAATTAAGTGTTTTGCAACTGATTCACCTAGGATTTCACTGCTTCCCCAAGTAAATTTGTTTTCAGTAATATTATATGAAAATCTTGATGCACCATAGTACCATTTAACATTTTCATTTGTGAAACTGAAAGTTTGGATTGCTCTAATTTTTTCTACAAAATCAGCTGATAGTTTATTAACCTCTAGCTCATTAATTTCTGAACCGATCATTTCAAACACTCTTCCATTTAAATAGAACTGGATTGAGTTTTCTGTTTGATTGATTGGAGATAGAATGCCTTTATTCATTTTAGCTCTTGTTTTTTTCTTTTATTATATATCTATTTTAAAGATCGTTCTGATCGATAATATTTATATCATCACCGAGGTAACCTCTTTTAAATTCTTCGACCTTCTGTTCGGTGATAGTTGATCTAATTTCAAACATTCTATTACCAACATGCATTTCAGTATTTCCAGATGATCTAATTCTTCTACCTGTTACTAAATCTGGATCATTACCTGTGTCTAATCCTAAAACATCTGATAAATCATATCCATCGCCAAGATCAAAGGACGGTATAAACGAATTCACTTCTATTGATAATTCTATTTTATATTTACCCTTATCTTCGTAAGTATAACCGATTGGTCTTTCTGGACTATAATCGTCCGGCATTGCATAATATGATGCTATTTTATAGGTTCCTTCGTTTAAATGACCAACCTCAACATAGAAATAGTTAGACTTATATAACTTTTTAATTAGCTGTTCAGTGATTTTAAATGCATCAAGCTGAGAAGAAACTATAATCTCTAAATCAAATGCCATCGTAACTGGAACCATTTCAAATTCAGCAGTATATCCTTGCATTGATCCATTTTCATCTAATCTTGAATAACTTCCTCTATTTCTACGATTAACTAGTTTAGCAGAGTCAATTTGTACTGATTTTAAATTAGCAACTCCTCTTGGAACTGATTCATAATTCCCATCTGCAAAAGCTTTATTAGGAACACAGTCAGGACCAACCGCAGTTTGAAAAAGAAAATGATCTCTTAAGAATTGGTCATCTCCGCTGATTGAATAGTAAAATGGAACATCAATTACGGCACGAGTATTTGCATCTAATTGACGATAAAAATAAATTTTATTGTTCAAATCAGATAGAAGACCAATGATTACATGTCGGATAACCGAATCGTCTGAATTGTATTTAACGTTGTATGATGCCATATTTCATATATATTATTCGATAGATTCAATATCAAACTTAGAGAATCCATTTTCTTTATATATGTGAATTTTCTTATCAAAGATTTCGTGAGGTAAGACAGTATGATTAATCACAAATGTATTAATCTTGCTCTCTTTAATTACCTGACTCAAAATCTTTAAAATGTTATAAATACCATCTTGATCTACCGAACTTAATAACTCATCTAAGAATAAAAGATTTAATTGAGGAAATCTTAGCTTTAGAATCTTAATAATTGCAATAATAACAATAAAATCTGCCTTCTTTCTCTCTCCGGTTGAAAGAGTCATTGGATTAATATTTTCACCTAAATGGTTAATAATACAGTCGAATTTTTCATCAAAACGGATATGAAATGGTAGGTGCATTGTTGAAGCCATTGCTGCAATATTTGCATTTAGACCTGGTAGAATTGTTTTTACTGCCAAGTTTTTAACACCATCTTCACCAAGAACTGATTCAACAGCTTCTAAGAAAATATAGTCAGAATTTAGGGTTGCTTTTTGATTTCCTTTTTCTAATTCTTTAGTTTGAAAATCTTCGATAATTTGCTTCAAATGATCGAACTCTTTATTTTCACTTAGGCTATTTTTAATCTTTAATAATTCATTTTTAAAATTATCAATTGATGAACTCATATTACCTATTCTTTCTAAAACTTGGCGCTCTTTAGTTCTTAATGCTGTAATTTCATCACTAATACCTTGTACTTCTAATTCACATGTTTCGATTTGATCTGGCATAGAATTACATTTATGCTCTATTTCATTCTTTCTCTCAATATGAAATTCTGAAGACAGAGGAGCTTCACAAGTTGGACAAGAATTTGATTCATATAGTTTTAACTTTCTTTTTAATTCGGCGTATTCATACTTTAATTTAGAATATGCTGATTGAGAAGTTTCAAGTTCTTTTGATTTTGTACCAAGTGAAGATTTAATTTTATCTCTAGCCGCTTCTAGCTTTTTCTTGTCATCATTCATTGTAACAAGAGATGCTTTTAATTCTTCGATTCGATCTTTATTTTTCTGATCAGAATCAGTTAATAATTTTTCTAGCTTCTCTTGTACTGATTCAATGTTCTCATTAATTTGTTTTAGCTCTCGATCAAAAACATCAAGATCAGTTTTAATAGTTTTTCTTTCTTCTTTAATCGCTCGTTGCATATCGTTTAGGATAGAAAAACCAAACATCTTATCTATGATCTGTTTCTTATCACCAGGTGACATCGTTAAAAATGATTTAAAATCATTCACAGATAAAATAATAATGTTCTTAAACACATGGTATGGAATACCATACACTTCCTCTTCTAAATAATCTTGTACTGATCTTTTACCAGCCTTATCATACTCAACTCCATTTAGAGAAACATTAAATACTGTTGGAGCCAAACCTCGCTCAATAACTACTTCAATGTTTTTACATTGAACTACGATTTTAACAAGTAGATTCTTGTTAATTCTATTTGGCAAATCAGCAAGTTTAACACCCTCTAATTTTCCATATAGTGCATATATAATTGCATTGGCAATGGTAGTTTTGCCATCACCATTCTTTCCAGTTGTCAGAAATAATTCAGCTTTATCTTCAGTTAGATCGAGTTTTTGTGACTTATTTCCATAACTTGCAAAATTCTTAAACTCTATTGATTTTATTCTCATTGGTTAGCATCATAGTTGTACGCACATTGGTCGTGTAATTGTTTTAGACGATTTTTGATTTCTTGTTTCATTTGATCGTCATAACCCAATCCATCGACATAAACGTTACATAGGTGTAGAATATTATAATTTTTATATAGATCCTCAATTTCATCAAGGTCATAAAAATCTTTGTCTAAAAAGTTTTCTTCATCATAAATATTCGGCTCTATTTTACGACTAATTTTCTGAATTTTATTAATTAGCTTTGATAAAGCATTTGATGAAGCGATAGAAGCAGGAACATATAAGTCAACAAAGTTGTTTTCAATTTCTGCTTTAAATTCTCCTAATTGAGTATTATATAAGTTTGCTAAATTGTACTTAACAAATTTTGGAGAAACTGTATTTTCAAAGAATGTTTCTTCCATTGTAGCTAAATCTACTAAATCAAATCCTTTAGGATTATTTGAATCTGATCTGGTTAGCTGGTATGGAGTTCCTACCATTCTTAATTTACCCTTCTTTTGTCGATAGTGAATATGTCCTGAATAAACTGCGGTAAAATCTTGGTAAGTTTCAATTGAATTGCCATGTTGATTATTTACCTTTGCATTTAATTTAATACCAGTTACTTCAGAGTGACAGAATACAATATCGGTCTTGGGATATTTAGCTAGTGTTTCTGCTTCATGTTCAGCATCTCTTCTCCATGGCATTAGCAAAATTGTTTTATCAGCCCATTTAAATGTTTTAGGCTTTTTATAGATTCCAACATTAGGAATCCATTTTAATGTATCAATTGAAGTAACTTCATTTGACTTTTTAGCCCAGATATCGTGGTTTCCGCAGATAACATGGGTTGGCATAATTTTACCAAGACGCTCAAATAAATCTACAGCATAGTGTAATACCTTTAAGTTAATGCTTTGTCTATTATCAAACACGTCTCCTACTTGAACGAGTACGTCACCTTCTTGATAATTCTTTTCAAGTGTAGGTATAAAGACATTATCATAGTATTCTCTCTGTATTTCTAACCACTCAGCTGAATTTGCACGGACTCCCAGGTGCATATCACCTAGGATCCATATTCTTTTAACCGGAAGTTTTAGCGTCTTTTCGTCAATCATTAGAACAATCGATTTATTTTTTTACGTTTCAAGACATTTGTGCGATTATCTAGTTCTTGAATTAAATCTTCTTTAAATTTATTACCAAGGGAAGAATAGAATTTTGTAGGATGAACATTGAAATAATCACATGTTTCGCTAAATAATTCAATAAGTGAATATTTCTTAGCAAGTTCATCAACAATAAATTCATAGATTTCATTAATATCTAACTTCTTTAATTTCTTAGTGTCATGCATATCGTCTAAATCATTGAAATGCTTGAACCTTGAATTTATAATAGTAGAATGAATGTCTCTACGGATCATTTCTAACTCAATCTTCTCGTCTTCTGATCTATCATCAGAAAATTGTTTGGACACTTCGAATGATATTGAACTATTGAGTTCAAATTCAGTGCTCTCAAACGTATTATTAAATATTTTATCTTCTTTCTGCATTATAGAGAATGTAAATTTGAGTTTGTAATTTCATCAGTTTCAGTTAAACGCATATAATTATAATTGATGTTCAATTTACATTTCATGCCTTTTCCTTCACCATCACGTATTTTTAAAACTTTTAGCCAATATTCATAACTTGCTCTCATTATATCATCTTGAATGATACCAAGCATAACATCGGCAGTATGAGATAGACCAGCAGATTCTGCAACATCTCCCATACCAATATCACTAGAATTATATCCACTTCTCGTGATCTGTGTTGCTGTTACAATTAACCAACCATTGCGAACTCCCATTGCTCGTAAATCTTCAGCAATTTGCTTAATTTTTAAGTACGTATTTTCAGAGTTTGGATTTCTGTAATTTGCTAAAATGTTAATATAGTCGATTACAATTGCACCTAATTTAATTTTACGTTCTTCTTCAATCTGCTTTAAGTATGCTTCAATATCTGGTACGGTTGCTTGAGATGTTGGAAATTGTTTGACAAACAGTTGACCAGGAGGAGTTAATCCATCACCAACAGTTTCAAGTTTTCTACGAATAAAATCAACGTTCTTTGATTTTTCTTCATATTCATTCATTGGAATTGTTAACAAATTAGAACCAACTCTTCGCATAAATTTATAAGCCGACATTTCCGCAGTAATGATTGCAGTATTAACTCCCATTTTTACATAGTGCGCTGCATCATTTGCTAAGAAAATAGACTTACCAATGTTTTGTTCTCCAACATAAACTGTTAAAGTACCAGATTTATCATAACCACCACCAAGAATTCGGTCTAAGAAAACATAAGGTGTTGGGAACTTAGAAGATTCATTGTATTGGTGATGTTCTGGATTAAAGAAATC